AATGATGATTTTTAATAAAGACGAAACCACAGCAGTATGTGCATATATAAATCAGCCAGATAGGGAGGTAGTGTAATGGATTTAATGAGTATGCTTACAGCAAAAGCGGTCGAAGAAAAGCCAAAAAAGAAAGAGAAGAAAGCCGAAAAGACTGCTGCAAAAAAAGAGGATAAGCCCAAAGGAAAGAAGTACAAGTATCCATTTGAAATCTACCTTGCAGCCGAGAAAAGAGACGTGTCACATATCTTTGAGGAAGGCACAGAATATACAACGGATGAGATCACCAAGGCAATGCTGCAGCATGGATTCTACGAGTTTTCTGGCAATGTGACATACGATTACATGGAAAAAGATAACGTGCTTGTACCGGTATTCCAGCAGCACAAAAAAGGGTAAGTATGAAATATCTATTTGTAATTGTGGGAGTAGGAGGTACCGGCTCCCTCCTGGCCAGAGACATACCTAAGCTGCTGATCGACACACCACATCGTATGGTCATTATTGACGGAGATACCGTAGAAGAAAAAAACATGGTGCGCCAATCATACCAGAAACATGATATCAACCAAAACAAGGCGCTGGCATTGTCTAAGAAAATCAACACTTTTTACGGCAATATCTGTGAGGCCGTAGACAAATATGTAACAAAAGATGAGATTATCTCTTTTCTTCGGAAATACAAGGATTTTGTGCCGGTACTTGTTGGATGTGTTGATAATGATAAAACGCGTCTCCTGTTGGAAAGTACGTATCGCAAATTAGATTACTGCATCTATCTGGATTCGGCAAATAGCGAATATGAGGGCAATGTATATGTTAAAGCAAAATTGAAAAGTAACGAGGTTGGAGCTTTAAGGAGCGACTGCTATAAGTTATCTAATGACCAACACCCGGCGGATAAAAGCTGTGAGGCGCAGGCTGCTGTTGGTAATACGCAATACCTTGTCACAAACCTTCGTATGGCTACGGTGCTGCTGGAACATATCAGTTCGATAGTTCATGGCGAAGTGAAAGAAGGTGTTACCATTGTTAGACGATTTGAGGAAATACATTACTGATACTGTAAAAATTGATGAGTACAGTGTTGCATGGTACTTCAAAGAGTTTATGGAGCGGTGCAAGGATAACAAACTTGTAAATACACTCATGGACAATATCACAGAGAATAGTTACATAATCAGAGACAATGAAATTAACCCTTTTGAATTTTTGATAGCAGATTACCATATGACGGATGTTTTTGCCGTTGATAATGTAATCATAAAGTTAATTTTATCCTGCGTGACAACGCAGTTTATAATTTCTGATTGCAGGCAAGGTATGCTTAGCTCATTTTTCCGATACACCAAAAGGGGAAGGAAGTTATCGGGATATACTCATGAACGCATACTCGCAGATTATTTGATAGAGAACTGGTCTGATCTAGAGGATGAATTTTCAGGTATAACAGACGATGAGCTGATAAAGATACTCAAAACAAATGACGCTGATGACATGACATATGATTATGATTTTTATTCAGCGATTATAGTTGTAGATGAAAGAGAGGTATCATATTTATCAATCTATCAAATATTAAATACAATGGGGTTTTCGGAGGTGTGCCCAGGACTATTCTATTATGGAGGTTTTGGGTGTTCCGGATACGGAGAAGCAGACATAACATTAAATGCAGAGGATGTGGAAGATATCTATGATGAGATAGCCCTGAGTGAAAAGGACAGGAACTTAGATGGTAATGAATTAAGTGTTTTTAACGAAATGGAAGCAGATGATTATTTGTTTATGCTGTTGAGGAGTAGGAGCAGTATGAGGGAGGTGCTGTTTTGAAGCAGTTAATAGTGAGGATTAACGACCTTAATTCTGATGCCGAAATACTAGAATACGACAATGCGCGAAATCGAGAATATTTCTCTGCCATACAGATTGATGACTTGATTGAAAAACTGGAAACATTTGCTGAAAACAGGGATCAAAAAAATAGAAAAAGGGATATCGTACTGTATAGTGATCAGATAATCGGGATAGGAAATAACTGTGTTGTCATCATGCAAAAAGAGCATAAAAGGATAGTGACGTACGAAAACACAGCATACAATATTTCATTCCCTAATTCTATCTACATCATGACGTATAAAACTAACAATGTTGACAGCATCTATGCATATTGCTACAAGGAGTTTAAAGGCCAAGACACGGAGCTTTACAAATATGCCATGCCAAATATGTTAACGGAAAACAGAATATGCATGGGATCAGCACCAAGAAAAATCGAAAAGAAAGATTATGTAAAAGCACTTGAAAAAATCATATTTACTCAATATACGCACGGACATACAGACAACATAAAATCATTCAAAGAGACGAAAAAGTATTTTGAATATTTGTCCGTGAATGAATTTCCGTATGATTTATTGATTAAGTTTAATAAGACATTGGGTGGAGTGATTTAATAATACCCTGGTTGCGTTAGGAGAGTGAAAAATAAATGAAAGTATTAAAATTTAGAGTATGGGATTTAATAGGAAAAAGAATGCTGCAATGGGGCGACATCATGAATCTTCCTGCATGGGAGATTTTTCCGGGCACACCAGAGCAACGTGCATTTATCGTCATGCAATATACAGGATTAAAAGACATGAATGGCAAAGAAATCTATGAGGGAGATATCATAGACATACACCAAACCGTTAATGGATGTAATTTGTTTGTAATTGTGTGGAATGACATCGGATTCAGTGCTCGTTACTTAATCGACGGTGAAATATCAAGAGAATACGAATATGATATCAAAGAATTATTAGAAGTGAACATTGGAAAATACGAGAAAAGCGTTGAAGTCGTTGGAAATATTTATGAAAATGACGAATTGCTGGAGGTTGTGAGCTTATGATCAACAGAGTGGTATTAGTCGGCAGGCTTACAAAAGACCCAGTACTGCGTAAGACTGCAAACGGTGCATCGATTGTTTCTTTTACTGTAGCATGTACCCGCCGCTTCAAGCAGGAAGGACAGCCGGATGCTGATTTTATCAACACAGTTGCATGGAACAAAACAGCAGACATTGTACATCAGTATACACATAAAGGCTCACTGGTCGGCGTGGAAGGAAGAATCCAGACACGCAGCTTTGATGATAAGGACGGTAAACGTGTTTATGTAACAGAAGTTGTCGCAGACAGCGTACAGTTTCTGGAAAGCAAAAGTGCTGCTGCAAGCAATGCGAACAGCAATGTCTATGTACCAGAGGCAAACAATCAGAGCTACCAGAGTGACAACAGCAGCTCTCAGTCCTACTCCAATGACTTTACAAGTAGTACACTGGATATCGCCAGTGATGATTTACCATTTTAGGAGGATGTAAGATGCAGCTACTAATAAAAGATTTAAACATCAGTGATTTAATCAATAATCAATGGATCATGGAGAATTGCTATATAGCAGGAGGGGCGTGTGTGAGTAATGCCACACGCCAGCCTATCCATGATGTGGATATCTATTTTAAGACAAAAGATGCAAGAGACTTATTTATTGAGCAGGTCGGTGATGATAAATACATCACTAAAACATCAAATGAGTGGCAGGTACGACAGCCTGCTCACTGGTAAAGTAATCGAGGTTGGAGACGATAAATGTTTTGATGAACTTAAGATTAAAATTGCATCAGACAAAAGAAAAGATAATGTTATCTACCTCATTGAAGATTACGCCGGATGGATAGAAATACCAGAACCATTATTTCAGAAGCAACGATGGATGTTTGACAATGGATATGATTATGTGCTTTTAGAGAGAAATCATTTTGAAGTAAATGATAAAGATTTCCTAGGAAACAAAAGTATCACTTTAAAAAGAAATGATATGGTTTATCAATTTATCTTACGATTTTATGGTGACGCGCAGGAAATGATGGATAAAACGTTTGATTTCCAGCATTGTAAGATTGCATATGATCTGGCAACCAGAGAGTATATAACCACGCAGGAAACATGGGAAGCTCTGTCAAAGCGGGAGCTGCATTATGTTAATTCATTTTATCCAGTGTCATCACTTAAAAGGCTTTATAAGTATGGCGGCCGAGGATTTAGCTGGAACAATGATGAGTTTGTAAAGATTATCCGAGATATTCATAAGGTGGACACAGACAATAAATTTGTAATGGAAGACCAGCTTATCGGATATTATGAGGATTTCGATTATAACGATGTATTCAGTGATTAGGAGGTAAACGATGACGCGCAAGGAGATTACTATACTGTTAGGCGATATCCTTTATCAGCAAAGGTTTACCGGTGTCGGTAAATACTATGCCAGTGAGGTTACCGTTGATTACGGCACGAAAGATGCGTGCAGAGTAGACTATATGCAATTTGTTCCGCCAAACCAAATGAGTATCAGCGGCTTAGAAAAAGGCATCTTTATCTGCTACGAGGTAAAAAGCTGCTTAGGCGACTTTAAAAGTGGGCATGGGCAAAATTACATAGGAGAAGAAAACTATCTGGTGATGCCGATGGAATTATACAAGAAAGTCATTCATGACATACCGCATGATATCGGAGTGCTAGTTCCAGTACCGTCTACGTTAGGAAGAAAAAATGAAGATATCTACAGGGAGTTTGAGAATCCGACTCAATTTAAAGGTGAAAGTAACGATTGGAGATTGCATAAAATCAAAGATGCATATCCTGAACACCGGAAAAAATCTATTACAGAATTATTATTTTGTATGCTGAGAAGCGGAAGGTGATGTAACAAATGAAAAAATACAATAGCATAGACGGCCGTATACATACAAACAGCCGGTTGTGGTTTATTATCCGGATGGCAATAAAAAAATGGAGAAACGCAGAAAAGGAGCTGAAAAGGAAATATGGTTGATCTATCATTGTGCATCCTGCTGTATTTATCATTTATGCTTATCTGCGTTTTGAACGAAAGGGGTGACTGAATGAAGTTTAAAGATATCGGCAAAGACAAATATTTTGAAATTGTCGGACTTGAAGGCTATTACAAAGTTGATCACAACAAGAGAGAGGCTAAAGCGTATCGCAAACTTAGCACCGGCAGAATGATGTACGACGGCACAGTAAGAGGGCTGTATGACAATCTGGAAGCAGGCAGGTGGAAAATCAAATGATATGGGAGGAGGAAGAGTTTGAATTCGATAAAGAGAAGCGTATGAAAAAATACATAAAGGGAGAGCTCATGAGTTACTACCTTTTAAAATCAAGGTGGTATGAATTACTTGATAAAAAATATTTCCTATACCATAAGTCGCCTGGCGGCAGCATTGTACGAGCTCCAGAAGGGCAGTGTAGCAAAGATGGTATCCAACATCAAGCAGCCATGAATGAAAGTGCCATCGCTATGGAGCAGGAGCCATTGTATCAACGTATGGAAAAAATCAGAAATTGGATGGATTGCTTAACCGAATCGCAATGCAAGGTGATTTCGGTATATGTGATGAAGTATCAATGTGACAACTTACGTGAAGCGGCGCGTGAAACCGGATTCTCAGTAGATACAGTGAACAAATATACAAAGCGAGCTATCAACCGTATATACACAAGAAATAGCAATATTTTGTAAAAGTGTACCGTCTTAGGATAGGCTTGACATGATATAATGATAGCGTGGAAGTACGGGGGATGAGGCGTGATTCTCTTCCTTGTGCTTCACTTTCCTCTTACGGTTTACTTACGCGGCATCCTAAGATGCCTGCCGTAATCTACAGACGATCCCCCCATCCATGTATCGTCTGTAGATTAGGGTAAATGCTTCCTTGCTTCAAAACACCCTCAATGCAAATTACGAAGCAAGCGTTTTAAGGGCCTGGGCTGACGAAATGAGCTTGGCAAACCAGCAGGAAACGAGTTGGTCAATGATGAGATAGCGCACTCATGTAGGGAGACATAAAAAAGGCGCTGTAATTGATATCAAAGCAGGGATATACCTTCTGTTGTGAAGAATACCTGTTAGATATATTGGTTGCCCTGGTGGCGGAATAACCAAAAGAAAAAGCGGTAAGGAATCCTAAGCGGACTTACCAGCGTAAAGCGTCTGAAAAGGGCGCTTTAAAATTAAAACGTAGTTATCGCACCTCTTAACAATGTGGCACAGATAACTCTATAGAGGCTAAGGACGCATAGACGTATGCTATTAACCGAGAGCCTGTTAAACAAAGCACGTAGAACTGCCCGTTATAAGGGATACAGGAGAAAACGTGCTTTTCTTTTACCCAGAAAGGAAGGCGTATCAAATGCTACATCACTATATCACAAAGTATACCGAGAATGGTAAGAAATACGCAGAGGCATGGTTACAGCTAAATGTATTCGGATTTTCATTCTGCTTTAGTAAGAGAAAGAAGGGACTGGAAGGATGAAATACAAATATATATGTGATTTACTCATCAGTATAGGTTGTCTGTTATTCAACGCATACCTCATTACACTGGCATTATACATGTGTATCAACTACTCTTTATGGTGGATATTGTTGTTAGTTTTCTGTGTTACTCCAGAGGATTTGGATGATCACAGTATGTAAAGACTGCCCTAAACGCCATCCAGGATGCCACGGAGCGTGCGAATGGTACAAGGCAGAACGTAAGGCACTAGACAAGGAAAACACGCGCAGACGCAACGAGAGTGCTGCTATATGCAGCAGCAGGAGGGATAAAAAATGGAGTTAAGACAAGAAATAAGGCATTTAAGAGATGTGAAATGGAATAATGAGCGAGAAATATATAGATTGACAAATAAGCTAAGAGAGGCTGAACACCTCTTGGAAAAGGAGCGCAGAGCACATATGAATATAGGTGCAGCAATCAAATCACTGGAGGAGGCACACAAGATTCAGGAATGCAGTTTAAAAGGTGGCTATGACGATTATAACCAGGGCCTATATAATGGTTTGGAGCTGGCATTGTCAATCATGTGTGATAAAGAGCCTGTATATGCACAGCCATGTCGCATAGAGATACCTTTAACCATATCTGACAAAGAAATTGCAAAGATGATAAACAACTTCATAAAGGAAAATCTGAAATGAAGGTAAATGTGTTAGGTACAGTATACAAAATCAAATATATTCCTTCCCTTGATGGCAGAGGCGGAGAAACAGATTTCTATACCAAAGAAATTCGCATCAGCGAACAAGAAGACGTTCCGGCGGAATATAAAACAGATAATCTGAAAGAAATGCAGAGGCATGTATTGAGACACGAACTGATACACGCCTTTTTGTTTGAATCTGGTATGGACCAGAGCAGCGCTGCACACGAG